GATAGCCTCCATCTGAGTACCGGGGTTCTCTTTTGAACCACCCGAAGTGAGGGTATAAGCGTCTTTTGCTTCGGCCATCTTAGTACTCTTGATCTTACGTTCAACGACCTCGGTCTTGGTTTCACCAGTACGCTTATTAACAGTCGTCTTTGTATATGACTCATTGGTATAGTCCCAGATCTTCTCACCAGTATCGGGATCAATCTTGTAATTGTCCTTCCTAGTGTTAACTCTCTGTTCAGACTTGGCTCTACTGATAAGAGTCGATGCCCCACCTTCTGGCTGATACTTAGCTTTCAGACCTGCGATGTCATTGTCGATCTCAGACTGCTTGTAATCCAGCTTATGCTTCTCAGAATCAATAACGACCATCGAATGCCTGGTTGCCCTAGCAAGCTCATCCTCAGTGGCACCCTTTAAAGTCATATCGGTAATTAAATTTGATACAACCCCCATCTGCTTCTGCTTGTTGGCCGGGGTCATTACAGTCATGCCCTCATGATAAGGATAAGCCTCCTTAGGATCAAAATCTTTAAGACCTCTAAGAGGGCTCATTGTACTAACCCTAACCTTGCTACTAAGAGGGATTACCGTTACCGTGTCGCCATCGAAGTCAGCACCGGACAATCTTTCCGCGACCTTAGCATTAATGCCAACAGCATCAATAGCGTTATGCAGTACTGATTCAGCGTCTGAACCTTTATTCCTAACAGTAAGTGTCGGAATTTCGAACTTTCCAGCATGGGGGTGCCGTATTAAAACTACCTGGGTTCCATCTGCATAATTTGGAGCATAGATCTCATCATCCTTAAGAGTAGGAATAGGTAAGATTACATGCTGTCCCTGATGCGGAAGAGCTGCGGCTTTAAGATGCACAGCTGATGCATCGCAATCGTCTGCAAATGACTCAAGCAATTTCCTTTTGACCGTCGGATTCGTTAAAGCTGAGATTTCATCAAACTCTGCAGCCTTTTCCTGAAATGCCAGATCAAGCTGCCTCTTTGCAAGCTCCGGTCTCTGCTTCGACAAGAACTGAGATGAAAGAGTTTTACTCCATTCGCCCCAATCGCCTTCCTCATTAACAACATTGATGGGAGACAACTTTCTATTTCCATCAGCGTCTATGTAATACTTCTGGACAAGCTTAAGCTGATCAGCAGTCTTGATAGAAGCGCCAAATGGGTTGTCGGGATCATCCTTCATCTCTTTAAAAACTTTTTCGGGAGGAGTGCCGACATGCTTATTTGTGTTGAAACGAATATCAATGCCATCGGGAAGATCGTCCGCATACATAGCCATGCCCTTAAGGTAATGCGTACCATTTCCAGATCCATCAAGATCAACGGCGATACGAACCTGAGCATACTGTGCAGCACCGAGTGAAATATCATCTACGCCTCTTCTAAGTTCAATGACACCATCCTTCTGAATACCGCCTTCCTCGTTATAGCAGATCTGGATTCGCTTATTGTCAACAGCGGTTGGCGGAAACTGAGGTTCCACAGATATCAATGTTCCATCTTCATCATATTGTTTAGATCCAAGCATAGCGATGTCATACTGATGGTTCTTTATTTCTGAATAGGGTACATCGTCTTTTGACAGGACCTTAATATCGGTTTTATGATTTGTGCCCATCTGATCGACATAGATGTTACTTGTCTTATATCCTTCTTCCTCAAGAAGGGCTATAGCATTCTTCAATCTTGTATCGGTAACATCTAGATACAATTCCGTTCCAGGACCGACATCCAAATATCCATGTTTCTCAATCTGGTCTTTAAGAACGTCAGCGATCTCTCTAGTCTTTGTCGTTCTTTCGGCAATTGTCGGATCAAGAAGCGAGCGGACTGTAGACTCATTAAGCCCCATCATTTCGCCGATCTTAACATTGGAATATCCATGATCCTTAAGCTCTCTAGCTCTAGCCATATTAGCTTTTCGTTCTTCATCTTTTGAGATGGAGATCTTTGCTCTGAGCTGAGTTGTTGATAAGCCCATAGATTCAGCGATCTCTTTTTCGCTCATTCCTTTGGACTTGAGGTCCTTGACAATTGCTCTGAAATCTTTGTTTCTCTGAGGGTTTTTTCCGGACCCCCAAGGATACCTTCCCGAATGTCTAGGGGTTCCGTAATGCATTAATTCACTCATAGTCTCGGTCCTCCTTAATCTGCTCTATTATTTTGTCAAACGTAATGATCTTATCCATAATGGGTACAATGTCTTCTGCTGTAGGATTGCCTATCAAAATATCATCATTCTGATAGATCCTAAGCTCGATGTCGATGTCTCCAGGTTTGATCCCATACTCGAGACAAAATAAAGAAGCGTAAATCTCAAGCTGATGTAGCGAAGCCGGATTTACGCCTGTTTTAAGATCGTGAATTCTAAGGAACTTTTTTCTGAATGAAATCGCATCTGTAGTACCAAAGCAATTTGGCGAGTAATACAGAACCTGCTCGGGTCTCATTTTAAAACCGATCGCATCATTAACATACATATTCAATGTCTGTTTTGTCTTAGGCAATTTCTGTCCAAGTTTAATGCATCGGCATGCAAAATCATGAAGGATAGTTCCTTTCTGAGTCGCAAGAAAGTTATTATACACAATGGCCAACTTTTCTTCATCGTAGTTGAGCCACGAGTATTTACTTGCTCCCAGAAATGCATGACTTCCTTCTGGTACGTCTTTGAAATGATTGTTCCATTGCATTGAGTACATCCTCCTTGTTCTCAGGAAATATAAATGCAGCGAATGACATGTCGTTCATCTTCTCCACATAATAATCCTGATTAGGTCTATGAGATGCGGTCTTGCTTTTCTTCACTTCAAGTGCAGCCCATCGATCTTTGTACAGAACCAGGAGGTCTGGGATTCCCTGAATGTAATTGGCGTCATTCTTTAGAACGATCGCATTAGGGAATCGCTGTTCGATTTCTTCTCGAACGGCCTTTTGAAAGTTGCTTTCAATCATAGAGTCCTCCCATAAAAAAGCACAAAAAAATAGAGAAAAGGATAACGAAATTACGTTATTCTCTTCTCTCTTCTATTATATGCGATGTTTTCGACGCGAGAAAAAAGCAAGACAAAAAATTAAAGCCCATGTTATTGGCACGGGCTTTGGCAACTGCGAATATCAATTAGTTGTCATCATCCAACCATCCCATCATATCAGCTCCTTCTGGCATAGCCGACTCTGTTTCGTTAATTGCACAATCAGCACAAGTATCGCCATCGTATAATTCCGAGTAACTGTAATCCCCATCAAAATGATCATCAAACCTTTCTTCTGCATCATCAGGATCAAACAGCTTTCCGCATATTGCACATATTCTCATGGTATACTCCCTTCCACAGTTTAAGATTTTAAGCTACGAAAGGAAGCATACCACAAAATATCAATTAACGCAAATTAGCTATTTGCCAATAAAGCTTCGTTCATTAAAATTCTTCTTTTGCTTTAAAGCCCGGCTAATAGCAATATCAATTGGAGAGCTGCTTCTAAGATGGTAATAGTACAAATCTTTATATGGGGTATTCAACCTGTCAATTCTGCCTTCTGCCTGGACGGTAGATCTGTAGCTGTAGTTTTGCGAATAAAATACAATAGTATCTGTCGTGATACAATTCCATCCTTCGCATCCTGCAGAATATTGTACAAGGTAGACCCATCTTTCAGTTGTCGGAACGTCAGTATGTAATTCGCCGTTCCACTCTCCGGTACGAATATCCATTGCATTACAAATTCGTCGGAGGATCTCGAGCTCATAGGTGTAATTATAGAATACAATGCACCGTCGCTTCGTTTCAAAAATTTCTCGAATTCTTTCTTCCCTACTAGCATCGCTATTCACCACCTTTCTAAGCAAATAGAATAATTTGCCAGTTTCCCTGATTGGCTCATTTTCATATGGGTCCCATCGATCTCGCCAAACAGTGTTATATAGCTTCTTATCATAATCAACCGGGATCCATACGTGATGCGGAACCGTTTCTTTCTCATATCGCATTTGGATCAAAATATCGTTTCTATGCTTAATGAGTCTTCCCTGCTCAACATAGCGCTCAATCTTTGGGTACTTGGCAAATCTACTAAATACGGCGTGCTGTCTTAAGAATTCTGTCTTATTCTTATAAAAGCCATTTGCAATAAATAATGGAATGTAATCAGACCATGTGTCGCCAGGAGTCGCAGACAGAAGGATCCAATGATTCTTTCTGGTAATATTAAGAAATGCCTTTACCCATGCTCCTGATCCAACAACCCTCTGCTCATCAAATATAAAGAATGCGCCAACTACATCTTTGTACTTTTTGATATTATTCCAGGAATCAATAGTAACCCGAACTCCTGAGAAGTTATACTTGGGATCTCCGCATGAGCTGATTCTGAAAGCTGCGCATTCATCTTCCCATTCGTAAGAGTCCCGCTTTTTTGCTGTGGTGATAATATAAAGGTCTCTCGGATCTCTCATTATATGCCAATTACCAATACCATTAACTGGCACGTCGCCTTTACAAACCTGTATAAAATAATAGGCGAGAGCAGTTCTGGATTTACCAGTACCGACCCCGCCAACAAGGACACATCCGTTCTTCGTTTTTTGAATGGCTTCTATTTGATGATCATACAGCTCGACCAAATATCAATACCTCATTTCATGATCACTAAGCTTTCGAACAATGTCAATTACCTTATTCCTTTTAGGACCGTATACATCAAAGCATAAACTTACGACTTCGCCAGTCTCTGCGGAAACGATCGTGTCGACAAGAACTGGATTCGGGCATAGCTTAATACCTGCTGTCATAAACCAAGCCATCTGCTTTGCGTTAGAAATATCAATTGTTACTCCTTCTCTGTGATCCATGGTTTCTCCTTTCAAAAACTCATTATTTTCTGCCAAAAACCGGAAATCCCAGTTTCCCACAATTTTGTGTGTAAAACTATATATATAAAAAATTAAATTTTTTTAATATAAATCCCACTTAAAAACTGGGAAACTGGGATCTTTGGGTCAAAAATGCTCAAAAATCGCCAAAAATGGCCTAAAAATGCCCCAAAAGTTCACATTTTTGGCCAAAAGTTCACATTTTTGCTCAAAAATCTGCCCCACTTTTTTCCCAAAAACTGGGATTTTTCTGGGATTTTTTCTGGGATTTTGGGATTTTTTCATTTTTTCGATTTTTCCAATCTTGCATTTTTTTCAAAATCCCACTTTTTTTGAGCAAACTGGGATCGTAACTGGGACTGAAAATGGGATCATTCGAACGGAATTTCGTCCTCAGATTCGGGAATATCGGCATACTTTTCTTCCAATTCGTCCTCTACAACCGTTACGTACATGGACTTTAAATATGCTTTGATCCCGCTCTTCGATCCCATTTCCCAATGATATGGAGTGATGATCAGGTCTACATTAGCGATCTCAGCGTAGTCCAAAGTATGAACCATATCTTCAGAGATCGGCATTTTCTTCTTGCTTGTCACCAGAACGATCTTCGGCTCGCGAACAGCATACGAAACAGCGACCTGCAAATATGCCTGAGGTTCGTCACCTTCTTCTCGAGGCTGC